TTTATATGTCTTATCTAACACAAATTTTAGCAGTCGGTAATTTATTCAATCACCGACATACTTTCACTCCATTACAAACAATTTGTTTGCAACGGTTTGAGGCTGAGCCTGGTTAAGAACGCGCCAGGCATTCTGAGGGTCACGATTCATCAGATCGCTGAAGGTACCCCAGAAGTTCTCGGGTTGCTGAGGAGCAGCGGCTGCGGGAGGAGCAGGGAACTGACCAAGCTGAGGTTGACCAACTTCCTGGGTCGGATAACCACGAGTCTCAAGTTGAGCTTCGTTTTCGTACACAGGGTACGGACCTTCAGGACCGAAGAACTTCAGCGTATAGTCACTGAGAACATCGGGATTGGTCAGAATCTCGTTATATGCCAGATTTTCTTGATGCTCGTTAACCGCAAATTTTGCGTAACCTGTGATCACGTTAGCGGCGTTGTTTCCCCACGCGACGGCGCTGTCCAGCATCTGCTCCAGGTTTAGAGCGTAGTTGTTCAGAACTGCCGGAGCCTCCATCCCGAACGCGTCCAGAACCTGACGAGTCTCGTTGCTCAGATCGTAGTAATCCGCGATCGCGCTGTTCACTTCCGCGTGAGCCTGCGCCGCCGAGGATCCCGTTAAGTAGGTTGGGGAATAGTTGCGCGAGGATTCCTGGTTGGGAGACCAGGTCAGCGGAGCCGATTGTTGCGTAACTTGGCTGTTGGGTTGTCCGTAATTGGCCTGGGTATACTGAGTCGGAATTTGCGACTGTTGACCCTGGAACGGGGATTGGACTGGTGCGCTCAGCAGGTTCACCACCTTGTTGAACGCCGATTCCCATGGGTTCGAGGTTTGGGATTCCGCCGGTTGGGATTGGGGGGCGTACTGAATAGGGGCTGATTGGTAGCTGGGGGCTGCCTGAGGTACCGCTTGGGGGTAGCTCGTACCCACCTGATATGCCACCGGAGCTTGGGCCTGTGCCACCGGAGCTGCCGGTTGAGACGGAACCACGTAGCTGCTGGGGGCGACGGCCGCTGGTGCTTGGCTCGTCTGTGGGATCGATTGGACGGTAGCGTCCTGCATAACTCATCTCCTTTTGTAAAGCTTCTAATGTGCGATATAGATAGGGTGTTAAATCTAATCGCGGGTCTGCAGCCATCGGTAAGTCTGGTGACTGCGGATGGGGAGTTTGCATCATTCCCCCCACAAGGCGAGCGAACTGAGAGTATGCACCCTGTAATTCGTTCACCATTCTGAACGGGAACCCAGATAACATCTCGGCCCGTTCCTCATCCGTCTTAGACGGGAAGAGGTATTTCAGTGCCTCAATGCTATCAACACCTAACTCCTGTAGGTTGCGTACCACAATGGAGTTGTTCAGGATGTCTTGGGTAGAGTCCTCATAAACAGGGCCTAACCAACGCCATTGAATTGTTACATCTCCATCGGGAATTAATCCAATAACTCCAGGGGGAATTTGTTGCGTACGGAGACAAGCCATCATTATTTTTTTGACTTGTGTTTCATACATCATTGTGGCGTCTTCATAAGCGGCCATATCCTCATCAGATGATTCCTCTGGTAGATCCAGGGGCTTTTCAAGTCCTACTGCAGCGGCGAGCGTATCCCTGAATAAACGTTCTTCTTGGAAAATAATTAATTCAAGGCAACGGCAAATACCATACGTATAAAGAGAAGTTGCTTTTTTCTTTGAAGTAGCGGACACACGACCGAACAAAGATTTGTATTCAGTTGCAGTTACACCAGCGGAGATGGATAGTTCGTCGACGCCGCCAAGTGCCGTTCGAATCTCTTCTCGGTATTGACGAGCAAAAGAGTTTTGATCACCCGTAATTGCATCTGGGACAATGTAACCAACACGATCATTTGGCTCTAGGTTTGCAATGATACGTGGAACCCGGAGTTGACCATCTACACCACGATAAATAGGATCAGATTTAAAACGAGATTGACTCAGCGGTCCTGCGCCACCGAATCCAGAGTTAGCAGCAATGGATGGGCGTTGAACAACGGCTTCTCCACCTGACTCCATCAAGTCTGTCTTTGGACGAGAGGAGAGTAAAGTTGGGTTACCAAAGAATTGAACGTTTTTTCGCATGGTGCGGATCATTTCATCATGCGTGCAGATGTGGTTGGCTAAAGTATCGAACTCACCAACACCTTCAGTAGAGAACCCCTTTGGATTGTTAAAGATCTCTACGCAAGGAATAAAGCCAAGCGTATTTTTAAACGTTTTGGTTTTACCCGTGATTGCTTGGTAGTTTGTGTCAAACGAAATCTCACCTTCTGAGTGAGTTTCTTCGATTGTCTTGCGTTTAATTGAAAGGCGAATGTAACGTTTTACGCCGCCACGTCCCATACTTGCAGGGCCGGTAAGGCTATTGGATTCAATGTCTTGCTGGTAACCAAAACCTTGACGAACTTTGTAGCTATAGATGATTACAACTTCATCCAGCTCGCCATCAATGTTGTAAAAAGTACGATATTCGTGTTTACGGAAATAGTAGAGGCGGTAATTATTCTTTGTAGGACGAATGTAAAAAAGACCCTGGCCATCACAAAGAAAATAATCCCAAATTGAATCAAGGCGTGTATCGATTTGATTGTATTTGATTACGCGATCAATAAAGTCTTTGCGCTGATTACCAAAGTTGTCCTGAGCTGGAAAAAATTCGACACCTTGCCGAATTCCAAACAACTTCATCTGCGCAAGATGAGAGGCAACAACGCCAGTATCAATTGCTGCTCCTCCATCTTTTTCAATGTAAGAGTCAATAATTTCTTTAAGCCTGGCTTTAGCGTCCGTTGCCATTAACTATTACCTTTTCTTAAATGCTAACAGATTCAGGAAAGAGTTTTACCAGCAAATCCTTGAAGTGCTTGTCCATATTGTGGACCGTAAAACAGACCAGCGTTCGCTAAGCCGCCCATGTTACCAATTGCGCCAGGGAGATTGCTAGAACCAGGGATGCCGGCTAAGGGAAAAGGCTGAGGGCCGGGGGCATTTAAACGTCGGTAGTAATCTTCAAGATCCTGAGGGCGATCATCAAATTTTTTCAGCTCTTCTAGCTGCTCACGTGGCATTCCTTTAAAAGGACTACGTGGACCAATCTTAAAACTTGGATCACTGGCCATTAAGTTGCCTACTGCCCCAGCAATACCCGATTCTCCAGAAAGGCGAAGCATTTTACTATCTCTTTTTAAGTATTCTACTCTTCTACAACTTCATAGCCACTGGGGTCATTTACTTTGCTCAAAATAATCCCATTGCTTCTTACGTCCCAATTCAACACGTCACCTTCTTGCCAACCGAGGTCTTCTATGACTTCATCAGGGAGCGTAATGTATTGATCTCCGTTCTCGTCCTCTTGGACCTCAAGGATGTAACTCATTTGGACTCAAGTAATTTCTCCATTAGCTTATCAAGTTTATTATTGATTTGATTGAAGTTGTCATGCATTTGTTGAATTTCTCTTAAGAAATCTACTTTAAGAACGTACTCCAGGGGCATCCGTTTTAAATCGTCTTCCAAAACGTCGATCCTGCGTTTCTGTGATCCAATATAACTAAAAGCCTGTTGGATTTGATCGTTTTGTCGCCCTAGGATCTTGCCTGCGACCCAGCTGCCACCGGTAACAGCAGATACAACGGCTGTTAAGCCAATGGCAACGTATTCTGGACCCACGACCCAAATTTAGCTTTTTATTTATTCTAAAGTTTAGTAATCAAGATGCAACTGTCCTTTTCTTGATAAACCATTAACAAGCCAGACGAGAGCGTCGGCGCAATCATCATGACTACTTACACCGAAATTTGTGAGTTCCTCGAAGAGATTTGTGAAGTTCCTGTAACGATTGAAGATAAGCTTACGGTCTTCAAACATGCCCATAATCCCACGGAAGCGTGCCAACTTATCTGCACGGAAGCCCTTGATTGGGTGCCAAATCAAATTGTAGAGACCTTCGTTATTCAGGCACACCCTCTTGAAGTCAGCTTCTAGAGAAGCCTGGTACTGAACCGCTTCGCTCCAAATGTCACACGTTGAATAAGTAGGGAAATAATTTCCATTGTCATCCCTGCCGAGCACGGACCAGTCGTTGAGTAATTCCTTGAGTGCATCTAGTTTTTCAAGGTTCCCCATTACTCGAATTCGACGGTAATCAATAACGTGAATTTGATCACCAATGCGACCACCCAAGATCATTACCGTGTAATCGTTCTTTTCCTTAGTACCAGCAGAAAGATCGACCCCAACACCAAGCGTGTCAAATTCAGTGGCTATCTCCGCTTTAACAATTAGCTCTGGCGCCAGGGACAATTCGTTTTGTCTGACGATTTGATTCATGTACTGGAACGAAAAAGCAATAGGTGCTTGTCGTTTCTTTTCCTTTAGATAATCCAAAGACCACATCTCCGGCCAATAAGACTTTTCCTCCCCTGTTTTTGGATCGTTTTGAATCGCGGAAAGAACAATTTGCGTCCAATTGTTTTGTTTGTTAAAGGTAGTTGCGTGAATGTCATCATGACGAAAGCGTGTACCAAGGCAGATGGCTCTACCGCCTTCAAACATTGTGGGTGCAATCACTGCGTTCCAGTTTTCCTGCATCTGTTTCCTAATGTCAGGATTTGAAATGTCTGCCGAACTCTTAATGGCATCATCAATAATTACAAGATGAGATCGTTTTGACGTAACGGAACCTTTAAGACCAGCAGCGCAGAGAGTAAACTGTTCGTCACCTGTCGTATCAATACCAGCAAAACGATGATCAATAGACCAATATTCATTACTGGTGACATTCTTCATCAAACGTACCGTGGGAAAAACTTCCTGGTAGCGTTTACTTTCAATGATACGTTTAATGGTTGCAGACTTGGAGCGAGCAATATCAACCGTATAAGACAAGTAAAGAATCTGAAGCGGCTTCTTGGCAGCCGTATGTACACCAATAGCCCAGGCGGTAAACAAACCAAGGACTGTGCTTTTGGCTGAACCCCTTGGGGCTAGAAGGTCAATATTTGGACCAGCAATTTTTGTTAGGCAAGAGCTATCTCGTTCCGTTACAAAATGCCGATGCCACTCTTTGTGATGAGCAGCGGGCGGTTTATCTGCTACATAGTCACAAAAAAAGCCAAAGTCTTCGCGTGCTTGCTGAAGAGCTTGAGCGTTTTTGGGTACGCGAATTTGTTGTTGTCTGGCCGCAGCTTTCGCATTTCTACGGTAAGCAAGATGCGTGTAACTGGGCACAACGATAAAGCAGTCTTTTTAAATACTAACTTATTTGTCAGTATTTTTGTTTTTCTGCTCTTTATACTTACGTGCTTTATCTAAGGCTGCTTTACGTTTTTCTTTATCCGACATCTCGGATCCGTCTTCTTTCTTCGCTTCCTTCTTTTTAAAGTGCTCCAGGAGTTCTAGCGGCATTTTATTTTTAGCCATATTTAATCAATAACGACGTGAACGGCCAGGGCCAAAATCAACGCCTTCTCTACCCGTCAGAGATCTTGCTTCCTGACGTGCGCCAGAAGAACCTGGTTCGATACCTGGGAACATAGATGCACGTCCTGTTTGATTCATGGCATCTTCTTGACGACGACGAAGCACTTGTCGTTCGGAAGGATCTGTGGCAGTGCCTGTTTGTGCTCCCATAACAAACAATAATTTATTGTAACAATTTTAGCTGAACTATTCTTCTAGTTGCATGCGAGACCAAACGCTCATTGAGGCTTCTTCCAAGGGAATCTCGATCGGATCATCTTTGAAAATAAACATCAATTCACGTATGGCACGGTCAGCACCAGCCATCAACATCCCCTTGCGATCTTTGATGTTTGTAAACTTTTCAATTTGATCAATGTGGCCACGGATCTCCTTTTGCATTGAGGCGATGCGTGCAACACCAGCATCCCGTTTCACCGCACCGTTCTCTACGTCTTCTCGAAGCTTACGTACATCTTCCTGCATTTCATCGATTTCATACAGAAGCTTCTTCCTGTGGTCAGGCTTTTTGTAATTATCTTTTACCCAGAGTTCGCATGCAGTAACCGTTCCCTTGTACCCAAGGAAACGAGCATACAAATAAACTTCTATTAAAGAGTAATTGTCCTTAGCAAAAGCACAGAAAGATTCCTGTGTTGCTGAATCTAAATTTTCAACCCAGCCGTCGAATAGCTCAATATCGATAAGCTCGTTGGGCCTGACCGTAGTCTCGTGCTTCGTCTTCTTGTTTGAAGCGCTGTTGTTCTCGGGCTGAGATCCGGGATTCTTCAGCGCCTTTACCGATGGTTTCACGTTCTTGTTCACCAGCTTCCCTCATTTTCTCTTTTGACGAGCCTACCGAGACATCTTGAAAGATTTTAACGGCAGACGCAGCTTTACGTGCTTTGTCTTCGTCAAATAGAAAACTATAAGGATCTGAAAAGTCCTCTTCGTCCATGTTACGCCTCTTGTTTATTTAAGTCATCAAAAAAGTCGGGCCTTTGCTCGCCGTCCTTTGCTTTTTGTTCTTGTAGTTTATTTTTAGCAAAATTGTACGCTACAGAAACAGCTTGCCTATACCTATTAAGATCAGCAGACTCACTGTTTGTAGCGTTTTCTTTTTGCATTTAAATAAACAGGCAAGAAATCAGAAGTTGGACATCATGGAAGCAAGGCCTTGGGCGTAGATGTCACCACGGCCGATTTGACCTTTCTGAGTGACTTGACGCTTCTTAGATGCTTCCAAGCGATCGAGAAGTTGCTGGAAACGATTGATATCAAACTCGTCGCCGGTGGGCGTGGACTCAAAACTATTAGACATGATAGAACAAAGCAAGAAAGTTCTCTAGGTATATTATAACAAGTAAACGTAGTAAATCTATTTAAGACCAGAAGCCACTTACGAGATTACCATAAATAGAAGCGTCCCTGCTAATCTTTGCGACTTCTTTTGAGCCCTCGTTTTTAAGTTTTTGAGTTTCTTTGTCAATCTCACCTTGAAGATTCGTCAAGCCTGCACTATACAAGTACTTGCGGGTATCACGAATGTTCTGCTGTTGTTCTTCAATTTCAGCAGGTGTGCCAGTAAATGACTCACCGAAGCTAGGCGTTGCAATTCCAGTGCGACCTTCAATTCCTTCCGCATATTTAGGAAGAAGGTTGGAAGCAAATTTAAAAGTACGCTGACCTGTTTTTTTACCTTTTTCGTCAACACTTTGTTTGCCAAACATGGTGTCGTAATAATTATCAAGATAGCTTTGATTGAACTTGTCTTGATATTCAGATCCTTTGACGAGAGAATCCTTGAGGTCTTGAACAGAGCTGTAGTAGCCTTGCTGGAAACGTTCCAGGGCTTTGCTTTTCTCTTCTTCTGTGGCTTCACGACCAAGTAATTCTTCATACGCTGCCGAGACTCCGGTGGCGCGGCGTCCAGGAAGAAGTTCTTCTGTATAGATTTTTGTAAGATCAGCAATTTCCGATTCAGGGGGGGTTAAATCGTACTTAGCTGCGTAGTCACGAAGTTGGCCGGTTGCGTCACCATAAGTAATCAGTCCTTGGCGAAGCTGAGATTCAATCCCAGATTTTAAACCGCCGTAACCTGCTTGAGCTGTAGCCTTGCGAGCTTCTTCTTTTGCTGCTGCTTCTGCTTTTTCAGTTGCTGCACGTTGTTCAGCAAGAGTCTCTTTCTGTTGCTGATATTGAAGATACTTCTCGAAAGAATCATCTTTTGGGATTTCTGGGGATTTGTATTCAACCCTGGTTCCACCGCCGCCCATGATCTACCTCCTACACGAAATAAGTGCTGACATCTTGTGGTGCAATTCGACCAAACACACCTGCCATTTGCGCTTGTTTTTCTGCAAATGTTCTTTTTAGCGCTTCTTTATTTTCACGTTGACGTGCTTCTCGGGCTTCTGCGGATTGACCAAGATCAAATTGACGCCTTGCTCGTTCAATATCTAAGGCTAATTGACGTTCACCAAGGGGACCTGCAGCGAACATCGCAGCTTCTTTCTGGCGTCCGAATTCGAGATCTGGAGCAGTGGTGCTTTGAAAAATGCGGGCACCAAGCTCAGCCCCCATCTGACCTTTTGCTTGTTCACGACCAAGCATCGTCTGCCACTTTAGCTGATCTGCCGCAGCAGCCATCTGAGCATTGGCTATGTTGGCACGTGTTTGATTAGCTGCATTAGCACCGAAAAGACTTGCGCCAATGTTAGCGAGACCTAAGCCTAAAGTAACGGGTTCAAATGCCATTCCTCCTCCCTTGCCGAGTCCACCGAGTTCTTTAGACGAGTCTAATCCAAGTGTTTTTCCAAAGTCAAATTTACCGCTAAAAGAATCTGCAATGCTAGGCATTGCAGATGAGCCAAAAGCAGAGGACCACTTTGGAAATGCCATTAGCTAAAGTACCGCGTCGGAGTATAGCTATAGCTACCGCGATCAAAACGCGTCAAAGAAGGAATGTTTTGCGCACCTTGAGACATCATATTGGCGATATTGCCAGCGCCTTGTGCAGCAATGATACCTGGCGTGGTCACCGCATTCATGATCGTACCAGGGAGATCAAATAACGCCTTGTATTTAGCAGCTTCTTTCATCCGTTCTCTGTCGAATGAAAGTTGATCTTCAAGAATTTGTTTGCGATGTAGAGGATCCCTTTCTTCTCTACGAATTTGAAGAATAGGATCAACTAAATCTTTTAATTCACTACCTTTACCAGACTCAAGTCCTTTAGTGATAAAAGAACTAAGTTGATCACCTTCTAAACCGAAATTTTTACCTTCAGTTAAAAGTAAACCATAATTTTTAGCGAATGTTGTTGCATCCATAATTAACCCCTAGCCTGGAAGGCCGATTGCGCATAGGGATTAGCAGCGGTAAGCATGGTCCGTACAGTATCTCCAGCCTGTTGCTGTGCGCCACCTGCAAGCTGAGCCATATAAGTTTGACGATTTAAAGCGCCAGTAATTTGTCCGGTTTGTTGAGCAAGCTGCATAGTCCGTTGAAGCTCTGCGTTACGCTGTTCATTTTGAATAGGTAACATTTCTCGAGCAATATCAACTTGACTGCGTCCAGTAATTTTAGATAGCTGCTCAATTTTTGCAATATCATCATTTGTAAAGCCGATGCCGGTACTGCCCACGCCAGGGATCACGCTAGGAGATTGACCACGAGCCATTTCAGTACGCGCAGCGCCACCAGTCACAGCTTCTGCAGCACGGGCAACGCCGCCGCCAAGTGCGCTAGCAACGCCGCCACCGATACCACCACCCAGAAGGCCACCAGCCAGACGTACTGCGCCACCGAGAAGTTTACCTTTAGCACCACCTTTTTCTTCTAAACCCCTGGCGATACCACCAACAAGTTGAGAACCAAGGAGACCACCACCAAGCTCACCAACACCACGGGCAACATCACCGCCCATTAAGCTACCGGTTGCATAAAGAGCTGGTGCGGCAAGACCTGCAACGCGAGTACCAGTGGGAGTTGCTGCTGCCGAAGCAACTTTACGACCACCTTCAGTGGCTTGCTGACGAACCTGATTCAAAAGATTTTGAAAATCAACCAGGTCTACAGGCATCATGCCTGGACTAGAAGGACCCTGTAACATTACCTTTTAGTTTTCTATTTATGTTAATTTTACCAGCCTAAATACCTGGCTGGTATTCAAGAGTATCTGGCAAACGTTCAGGATTATTGTTTAGTGAAGCAATTGCTTTATTTGTTAAGTTACCGGCAAGTGCGCCAGCAAGAGAACCTGCGAGTGTGATGCCAGCTGCACGACGTGCTGAACCAGGGACTCTGCGTTTAATTTCTTGGGTACCTTTCATTTCTATGGTGACAGGAGGCTGGGATTTCATTGCACTTCCCAATGCAAGTGATCCACCCGTCAAGGCACCAACAGATTGAAGACCAATTGGAAAACCAACAATACGAGCCTCAGGTTCACCTTGTAAATTTTCAGGTGTGAACTTAACCAAACCAAAGCCAGTAATACCTTTGTCCTGGTAAAAGCCCTTCATGTAATTTGTGTAACGTTCTTTAGTCAAGCTTGGAATATCTTCTTTTGCTGTTTCATATTTTAAGGGGCGTCCCTGGCGACCAAGGAACATTCTCTCGATTAACTCAAGACCTGGTTGACCGCTTTCACGGCGATCTTCTGATCCTTGCTCTGCATAACTTTGAGCAAAACCTTTTTGACGGAACAATTCACCAGGATTCGTGATGTCAAATACACCCAGGGATGCAGCGGTTGGTGCGCCAACGGCAAGTCCAATTGCAGCTTTTTGTGTTGGATTAAACTCCTTATACATGGGTCCAGCGGCCTTCTCTGCAATTACATCTGCAATAGCCATGGGATGGTTATAACGCCAATAGATGTGACGAGTGGAATCAGTACCAACATCAGTCAATAGTCTGGCGGCATAAGCACCAAGAAACTCTTGGGGTTTTTCACGAAGAGTAATCCCCTTGACTTCTGCTAATTCTTTTTTGAATCTAGGACTTGCAGTACTGTAATTAGAAATCGAACTAAGAATGCGTTCTCCTTTGTCATCAACAAGCTCAGCCCGAGCTTGAGGTGCCATCAAATCAACGCCTGCCTGGAAACCTTGCTTTACTTTTTCAGGGAATAAACCACCAATGCCAGCCAAGGTATCTTGATAAACCTGGCCCAGGAATGATTGTGCTTTTTGTTTTTGTACTGGAGTTGCCATTATTGTCCTTCTGTTACGCGGTAAGGAAGACCTTGTAATTGATATAATGTGCCATCAGCTGTATATGGGGTATACATCTGATTTAAGACTTCTTGTTGTCCCAGTTGTTGTTGCTGTGTGATCATTTGATTTGTGGCCTGTTGCTGTTGCATCTGCAAGAACAAAGGCTCTAAGCCAACAACGGCTGCCGCGCTACCTCCGAGCATTGCTGCGTTCTGAGCCATGCTTGGCACATATTCTCTTTTAAGCGCGGAAGCAGGGATATTGCTAACACCTGTGTATTTGGCAACATCTTCATCAGATGCATAGTTGCGATATTTGCCTGCCAATTTGGTACTTCCTAGTGCTCGTGCAGCGCCAAAGCTAAGGCCTAAATCAGTTGCGCCAATTGCCAAGCCTGCGAGAGGATTGCCGGTTGTAATTGTGCTGAGAACAGTGGTGAGTGCTGCGCCAGGGGCAGAGGAAATAAGCAACTCTTTTCCGCCTTTATCCAGGACCTTTTGGCCGACCTTACTTTGTGCTGCTTGTTGTAAAAGACTGGAAAGCCTGCCTGCAAGTCCTGCCATATTATCCTCCTAATAAAACTATTTTATCTGTTGTTACTCTTGCGTTTTACCAGGAGATACATTGGTTTCAACATTTTCTTCGTCAACGGTTTCTTGACCTTCTCTTTCTTCTTTAGCTTTTGTTTGCTCTTTAATTAAACCCTCGCGATCAAGAAGCTGAGCAATAGACACTTTATCTTCAGCTTCATCTTCAGCCC